TTAATTGTAGAAGATAGTTATACAAATGTTATAAATCAGATACCGGAATTAACCCTTGAATGTATAAATATTTAATAATATAATTATAGAAGGTGTGGGATATTTAATTCCACACCTTTAAAAAAAAGAAAGAGAAGGTGTTATTATGTATTCATGGGAAATAGACAATTATTTAAAAGAAAGAAACTATGTATTAGACAGAAGTGAAGAAATGCTTATGTTAGAAAAAGGTTCAACACAAATAACAAAATTTAGCTATGAAGGATGCAATAAAGATTTTTTACATTACAGAATAGAAACTAATGACAATTATCAATGGAACTTCTCTTTGAGAAGAGCATATTTATGTGAAAGAGCCTACTTACATCATTAAATATAAAGGGGTAGTATATGTGTCGTATTATATCAAACTAAAAATAAAGCCAAGTGATAATAAAGATTTAAAATTTTACATTTATCGTTCTAAAAATGCAAATGACATTAATACTATTGCTAAAATTAAAAATCTTATTCCTGTATTAGTAATAGATGAAGCTAATTATTCAGATTCTAATTTAGAAGATGGACAATATGTAGTTTATGATTCTAAAGAAAAAACATTTGCAGGAGTTAATTATATAGGACCAGAACCAGTTTCTATCCCTGCAACAGAATATGAAACTATATTTGAAAGTCATATGTACAATGATTATACAAGTTCAATTATATTAAAACTTGAACCATTAGAAATTACATATAACGGTATTATATATTATTATTCTGTAATTGGAGTAGACAATACAAATAATTTAATTACTCATTTATCTCAAGTAAAAGCAGAAATATTATTATCTGATTATCAAAACCAAGGAACAAGAGAAATTTTAGCATGTGATAATTATACCGGATTTCCAACGGATACTTGGTATTCAGTTGCTGCACCTGATTGGAATACTGAAATTATCTTTGGTGATGTAGAAAATCCAATTAGCTACAATAGATATGGAACACCATTTGTAGATGATGTTAAAATATTTAATAATACAGAAATAGAAGTAGATACCAAATGTGCAATGTTATTCAATCATATTACTATAAGAATTCCCAATATATGGCGTATGAATAATATGACTTATAATTATAGAAAATTAAAATCATTTAAAATACGAAATATTTATGATGGTAAATATGGAGATTTCAGTGAACCTACTTATCAAAGTAGTCTTCCAGTGTCTAATGAAAAATTATTAATCTATAAAAAAGATATAACATCTGATGATATTTCTACAAGAGAAGCAGCTATAGATAAAACAAATACAGATTTATTAGCTTTAACAATCATTCGAAAAAATGGATTGTTTTATAACAAAGCACAACATAATATGCTTGGTTGTAATAAATATAATATAGATGAAAAAGAATCAATAGCTGTATTTAATGAATCATCTGCACAACAAGAAATCAATATTGATTTTGAAGCTCTTGGTGGGGCCACTTATAACTATACGTTTTATATACAAGATGTATATGGTAAGTATTCAGAACCTTGTGTTTTAATAGTAGAAACTTAATAGGATGTGATTAAATGGCAATAAATGAAATGGATACCACAAGACGTTATACAAAATATAAAAGACACGTTAATGATTCTTCTGAAAGAATTGATGCTAAAGATGTTAATCAAATTCAAAAAGATATAAATGAACATCAAGAAGATACAAACATAATTAAAGATGAAGCATTCCAAGAACGTGTATATACAATATTTGAAAATAACTTATACACAAATGCAATGTTTATAGATGTCTATGAAAATGGAGAATATATAGACAAAGTTAATTCTAGTAATCACATTTTAGATTCTAAATTAAAAAATGTATCTCTTGAAGATGAAAAAGATTCTGGAACAATTACAAGTATTAGAATTCATAGTGTACATGGAGAAGATATTGAATTAAATGATTTCTTTTTAGTTACTAATCAATATATACCAACAGGAGCTAGTATTAAATATTATTTAAAATTAATGAATGGAGAACGTTATCCTATTAGTGCAAATGCATTAAAAACTCCATTACATTTATCAAGTAATATTCAATATGGATTTAGTCTTGTTGCTGAACTAACAAAAAATGCATTGGGTGAAAGTCCTATAATAAATGGATATGCAATATTATACTGGGATGCACAAGTTGAAAAAAATTATGGTATGACAAATCCTGACCTTCAACGCTTTCCCTGAGATAGCCATTGGTGATGATGATGGTATAACAATTATTGTTCGTGATAGAGCTAATGAAGATAAAGTTGTAGAAGTAAGAGAACCTTTAGATACGGTATCTCTTATATATAATCCAGATAATGATAACAGACTTGCTTTTACTAAAACAGTATATCCGGATTATAACGGAACTGAAGTATCTCAAATTATCAAACTTGGTTATGAAGATTATCTTAATTCTAAAAATGAAATTGATAATGTTGTTACAACTGTTGAACAACGGACTTACGTTACTAGCAAGAATCTTGATAATGTTAATGTCACTTATCCCGATGGCGGACAAGAAGTTAAATATATGAAACTAGAAAATGAATTACAAGCTTTAATAGAAAAGAATTCAAAGGGGTCTTAATTTATGAGAATGGAAGAATTAGCAAATAATAATTTTATAAAAGGAACTGATACTGTTGAAAGATATTTATTAGATATTATTAAACAATATTTTAGTTCTAGTAATATAAATGAAGACTCCAGAGAATATATTATCAAAAAAGCAGTTAGTCAAATGAAAGAAGAACTTAACATAGACAATGCAGGTGTTGTAAGTGTTAATGGGCAAACTGGAGAAGTAACTATTACTTTAGAAAGCTTAGGAGGAGAACCTTTAATTTCTCCTAAGCTGTCTGCATTTAATGTAAACTTTGGAACAGAAGAAAACACGGCATGTAGAGGAAATGACCCTAGATTATCAGATAACAGACATCCTTTGCCTCATACACATGAAATGTCTGAAATAAATGGCCTCGATGGAGAAATAAGTTCTATTAAGAATACTATTAGCATACTTGATGGTAAAACACATAATCATAATAATTTAAAATTACTAAATATGCTTATATATTCCGGAAATAAATCGGAAATAGATTTAACTTTATTAGATAATGCTGAAGATAAAATAAATACAGAAATAACAATAGTAGATAACACTATAACAGATATACAAACAAAAATAAATGATTTGACAAATCTAATAACAAATGAATTAAATCAATATAGTACAGATTATAGTAATATAAAAACTTATATAGATGATAAAAATACTCAGTTAAAAACAGATATTAAACAATATTGTGATACAGAAATTCAAAATAAAAAAGATGCTATTGATACTGAAATTAGTAAAATGATAACTAAAACTCAGTTAAATAGTTTTATTGATGCATTAAATCAGCAGTTTAGTGTTTTATACGAAACAGATATTTCTGATTTTATTACAACTAACGATTCTGATATAATTTATGATTTTAGTTTACCAACAACCATTGTAAATGAATTATCTAATTTAACTGATGAAGAATATAAAATAGATTTTTATATTAATTATACAGACCCTGTATCCAATAAAAATGTAATAATGAATTTACCATTTGTATACGCTGAAAGTGGTAATTTATTATATATCATAAAAGGAGAACTAATAGATAAATCTATTGTTAGAATTACTTCTAGTAAGAATGATAGTTCTGCATGGGCAACCTTTATTGATATTGCTACTATTAGAATTAAAGTAAGTACTAAAAATAATTTAGCAGGGGTGTAATAAATGGAATTTAAAGAAAATAAAAATAATTATTACACAAAAGAATTAAATAAATTAGATAGATACTTATTAAGAATAATCAAAAGATATTTTGATTTAGAAGAAATTAATAATGCTGCTAGTATTAATGCAATTATTGCTGAAGCTATAACCAGATATAAGTCTAGTATTCTTTATAAAAATGCTGGAGTTAATACTCTTAATAATAAATTCGGTATTGTTAATATTAATATTACAGATTTAAACGGTGAAAAACTTTTTGAAAAGCTTAGTGCTTTTAATAAAGACTTTGGTACTAACCAAGATAATATCTGTATGGGTAACGATGAAAGACTATCTGATAAAAGAACTCCAAAAGAACACCATCATAAAATATTGGATGTTACAGAATTAGAAGAAATATTAAATGAAATTAAAAAAGAACTTGGTAAATATGGTTATCATTTACATGCAAACATGGCTATATTAAACAAGTTAAAATATACAGGAGTCAAGACTCAAATAGACCTAAAAGAACTTGAGAATCTTGACTCTATTATTACTGTATTATTAAACACTTTAGAAACGAAAAAACATGTTTTAATAAATATGTATAAATCTGATATGTTTAATAATTTAATTAATCAAACATATTTGTTTATGCAAAACGTTTATGTTTATATAGAAAATTCTAATAAATCTATAAATAATATATTGGTAGATTATATTAATCAAAAAGAAAATGAATTAGAAACTATTAAAGAGAATATCGAAAATAACTATCCAAATATAGAAGACTTATTATTAGTTTCACAAGCTATTAATAATATGCTATTACTAATTTCAACTCAAGAAATAGACATTGCAGAAACGTTAGGCACAATAGAAGGGACCGTATCATCAGATAATGGAGATACTATGAAAGATATGTATGATAATTCTTCTGTTATTGGGATTGCAAATGATAACATTAATATTTATTCTGGAACAGATAAAACAGATAGATGGACATATGATAATATACTAGGAACTTTTAAATGTAATGTAAATGAATCAGAGCATTTAATGTTTTTAAGTTCTAATAAATATAAAAACTATACACATGAAGTCACTCTTGCATCTGATAATAGTGATAATGATGTAATAACTATTATTATGGCAGTAAATGAATTTAATGATGGAATAAAAGATTATATTTATACTTTAACATTAAATGTATCAATAGGATTAGATTCATTTACTAATAGCCCACATAAATTATGTGTATTATATGGGTATCAAACATGGTTACAAGATGAACTTGCTTATGATGATACATTTAATCCACTAGAATCTGAATGGAATAACAATAAAATAAAAATTAAAATAGAAAGAAATAATTCTATATTTAATATATACAGGTCTGAACTTAATTCAGATACATTAAATCCTATACCATGTATAACATTAGATATAAGTGACATATACGAAGGAATTTTAAATAAACCATCTAAATATGGTTATGGCTGTTTTTCTCAGAAAGATTCAAAATTTTTAGATGTAAATTTTATTGGTTATAAAGATATAGAATTATCTGATAATGTAGAACAAGAACAAGATATAGATTTTTCTTCTATACCTTCTGATTATGTTGCAGACAGTATAGAAATAGAACCAGAATTAGTATATAATAATACAAGAACAAAACTTCCTTATATAACAGAAGATTATGTTATAAGTGCAGGAACAACAAATAATAAATTATATGCTAAATTTCAACCATTAAAACCGGGTGTAGTTTTACCATTAGATATTTCTATCGGTAAAATATTATATAATATATACTCGAAAAGAAATATAATTTAGGAGGCATTTAACTGTTAAAAATAAATTATAAAAAGTTATAAATAGCTGTAGAGTTTTATAACTTTTGGGAAGGAGATGAACTTGTAATAGTAAAAACAATAAAAGTAATGTTGGTTCCAAACAATAAACAAAAGACTAGAATGTTACAATATGCTGGAACTGCAAGATTTGTTTATAATTGGGCTTTAGCCACTGAAATTGAAAGCTACAATGCAAAAGAAGGATTTATAAATAATTATGAACTAAGAAAACGTTTTACAAAACTAAAACAACAAGAAGAATACTTATGGCTAAATAACATCTCCAATAATGTAGCAAAACAGGCAATTAAAGATGCTTGTAATGCTTATATGAATTTCTTTAAAAAGAAAGCTAAATTTCCTAAATTTAAGACCAAGAAGAAATCAAAACCTTCGTTTTATCAAGATACTGATAAAATAAAATTTACAAAAACACATGTAAAACTAGAAGGACTTGCTTCAAGTAAACGAAAAAATCGTCAAAAACAAAACTGGGTAAGACTTGCAGAACACGATAGAATTCCAGTGGATGCAAAATATTCTAATCCTAGAATAACTTATGACGGTATTAATTGGTGGTTATCTATAGGTATTGAAGTAAAAGAAAATACTAATAAGCCAAATGGTCATGGTATTGGAATTGATGTAGGCATTAAAGATTTAGCCATCTGTTCTGATGGTAATAAATATAAAAACATCAATAAAACAAAAACAGTTAAAAAGCTTGAGAAACAGAAACGTAGATTGCAACGTTCTATTTCTCGTAAATACATAAAAAATAAGAAAGGAGAAAAATACTGTAAAACAAGCAATATTATAAAAAGTGAAAGAAAACTTTTAATTCTTAATCACAGACTAACGAATATTAGACATAACCATATACATCAAATGACTTCTGACATAATAAAACGAAATCCAAGTTTTATATGTATAGAAGACTTAAATGTACAAGGTATGATGAAAAACAGACATTTATCTAAATCCATACAACAACAGTGTTTATATGAAGTCAGAAGACAAATAACATATAAGGGTGAATGGAATAATACCTTAATTGTGTTAGCTCCTAGATTTTATCCAAGTTCTAAAATGTGTCGTTGTTGTAAAACTATTAAAAAAGATTTAAAACTTAGCGATAGAATTTATAAATGTTCTTGTGGAAATGTAATCGATAGAGATTACCAAGCAAGTCTAAACCTTGAAGATTATGGATATTCAATATATACAGAATTTGCATCATAACACCTAAAAGTTAATGCAAATATGTACCGATACGTTAGTCGGGAATTTACGTCTATGGAGTGTATAAATCATATGAGTAGCATCTGTCTTTTAGATAGTGTGAAAGTATACACAATGAAGTAGAAATGAAACATAAGAGTTTATAACTTTTTATAAGTTTTCAGTAACGGAATCATATATGCAAATACAAGATAATACACTTAACTCAATCAAAGAAAAAATGATTGATAAAGTGATAGAAGAATTAATAAATATGGGCTATATGACCTCTCTTCAAAAAGCTGCATATAAATCTGAACTATTATCTGATATACAATCAAGAACATTAGCTACAACATTAAGACTTCAATCAGATTTAACAGATGCAGATGCTTATAATAAAACAGCGTATGAATTATACCTAGATATATTAACAACGTTTGATTATATTAACGAACTTTATGATACGCTTAATAAGCATCAAAAATTAAATCAAAGTATTATTAATACATTACATTCTACCATTGGTTCATTGAATGATAAATTATCAGAAGTTGAAGCTATCATAGGAGTAAAAGGTCATCCAGAATGTTTTATAGATAACTTCAGAACTTCTAATAATCAAGAAACAGATACTAAATATTATCGTGAACGATATGGAGAAATTGTTCCAAAAGTAACTTATGTAAAATATAATCCAGACCAAGAAACATTAACATTAAATTATACAAGACAACAAAATGTTTTAATGTATAAATCAGGAGTACAATTAGGAGAAATCTTTTTAACAAAACAATACGGTTCCGGATTTGTTAAAGCTCGTAATGCTGAAGCTAAACTAGAAAACGCCATAGACACTTCTAAATCTAGTTATTGGTGTGAAACTATTTTATGTGATGCTGAAATGAAAATAAAAGGAATGGAATATGAAGACTTTGAATATCTTAGACAATACAATCGTTCTTTTTATGATTATCCAAAAGGAGCATTATGTGAAATATGTATTCAATTTGAAGCCATGACAAAAATAAATGAATTAATATTAAATCCATTTGGTAATTTTCCAATAGATGTAATTGCAATAAGATATTCATTAACAGATGATGAAGATGATGATTGCTATGACGTTTTATGTCCGGATAATGAAAAATATCCATGGCTTACTGTTACATCTCTTAAAAAAGAATATGAATTTCATTTTCCAGAAATTAAATGTAAAAGATTATATATCTTAATTAATCAATTGCATTGCATTAAAGATACTTATTTAATATCATCAGACCAAATGTTTAAAAATGAATTATGGTTTAATGCAACAAATCCTGATTCAGAAAATCTATTAACAGATAATACAACCGTATTTAAACCTATGTATTTAGACCGTGCTGCTGATGACCCTATTTGGTTGTATATTAATAATAAAATGAATACAACTAAGCAGCTTAATATTAATGACCTTTTAATTAACAATAAAAATAAAATGCTTCCGGTAACAAAATATCAGTATACATACGGATTTTATAATATAGTTCCTAATTATTCTGAATTTCAACAAACAGGAATATATGTTTCAAAAGAAATACAGGCTTCTGGAAGTATTAAATCTTTAACAATAACAACCGAAGAAGAACATTTTAATTCAGAAGATAATGGAAGAATTGTTTCTGATATAGAATATTATATAACAACAAAAGAAAATCCAGAATATAGCGATTGGCATTCTATTTGCCCTGAAAATAAAGATTACATTTATTGTGAAAGACTTCAATTAGATTATGCTTATTGTTATTTAAGACATAAAGCTGTATGTGGCATTATTGAAACTTATGATAAAGATGGTAATATGAAACCTGTAGTAGAACGTCCTATAGTAAGAATGGATGATACTGTACTAACAGAAGATGCTGATTATATTTTAAGAACGGACGAAACAGGAAATGTAATAGCAATAGAGATTTCTAATATAGACCACTTTGCTTTATATACTGTTTCATATACACCAACAAATGATTCAAAAGAATTAAATTTAATATCAGAAGATAATCCAATACCTAATAGTTCTTATGAAGTAATTAATGGTACAGGAGCTGCATGTTACGAATTAAGTAATTATCCATATTACAATCATAATAATCCAGATGCTACAAACAGTTATGTTAAAATAATTAATATTGATACAGGTATTGTAAATATACAATCAAATAAAACAAATAGCCAAGTACAGTGTGTTACTAACAAATTAAATCCATCGGATAGTTATAAAAATTTTATCCCTAATACAAATTATTTACAGTATTATACAAACGGAAAATATATTTATTTTAATAGACCAATATTAAAAAACGAAAAAATAGAAATTAACTATCCTAGTTTTGATTCTAAATTAAGATTAAAAATCATCTTTAGAAAAAATTCTAAAAGAGATTTTTGGGTAACACCAGTACTTCATAACTATAAATTAGAATTCACGACATTATAAAAAGGAGTGTTCGTTATGAATCCAACATTAGGAAAAGCAATAGCTATCGGAACAACAGCAGTAGGTGCAACATTACCATTTAAAAGTTTATATACTTCTGGTCAAAAAAATAGAGGTGTAATAAGTACTGGAGTTCATATGTCAGGAGCTAGTACTATAGGAGCAGGAATAGCACTTGGAGGTTTTGCTCTTAGTGGTATAGATATTGTAGAAGTAGCAACAAAAATAGCTAAATAAAGGAGAGCAAATCATGGAAGAATTAAAATTAAATATTCATAAAACATTACAAGATTATCTTGGAAAATTTATTCCTACTCAGGAATTAACACATGCAGCCAATGAAATCTGTAAAACAATTCAAGAAGATGGAACATATGATGAAGATATGTTGTTAGATATGCATACTTATTTACAGAAACCAGATAAAGAATTTGTTCCATTGCAAACTGTAAATACAAAATCAATTACTAATAATCATGTTATTCTTGCAATGAATGAAATTAGAAACTTAATTAAAGATTACAAAAATTCTTTAATAACACCATAATTAATAAAGGAGGATTTGAAACATGGCAACTTATACAGTAACAGACGAAACAAAAGAAGAATTAATGAATATTCCAAGTGAAATCTTACCAAAAGATGCTTTAACTCAAATTAAAACGTTCCCTATTCGTTCTATCATGGAAGGAATTCAGGATGGTCTTGAACCTACAGAAATAGGTAACATGGTTTATGATGAAATGTCTAAACTTGAAATGGATAATTTTACTGATATTGGTATGAGAAAATCATATGATTGGGCTAAATTTGTTCAAGCAGCAGTTCAGAAAAAATTAGAGTCTATGGTAACAGTATAGGAGACTAAAATATGAAAGTAGCTACCAAACAAATAATAGAAAGTATTTTAACAGAAGAACTGAAAGAATATGTTAATCCATACGAAATTAATAATACAATATCTAAAATGGACAATGGATTTGATTCCGGTTCTACGATTAATAAAACTAAATTAGCAGATGCTACTAACTTAGGTATTAAATATTTGAATTCGATTTGTTTACCAACTCATGTAATAGCAACTCAGGCTATTTACAAAAATAAAGTATTGATTGCCTTAGGTAAAGTAGAATCAGCATTTTAAAGTAAAGGAGAATTGGGTATGGGCAATCTATTACAATATACAGATAAATCAAAAACAATAGATAATAAGCTTGCTTTGATATTAAGTAATATTCAACATGATTATGAAAATGGTGGAATAAGAACAGAAACAGAATATTATTATAGGATAAAAACTATGATAACAGATTTTTATAATAGTCTGAACAAACCTAGTTTTGAATTCAGACCTGCTACTTTTGCACCAATTTCAAGTGATTATAATGCAATGATTACTGAAGCATATGGAGATATGCAGTATATTATTAATGATTGTCAATCCTTATCCTCTAATATTAAACAGTCATTTACTGATGCTGAGTTAAATAGAACTATGATGACAAATGAAATAAACTATTTAACTCAGCAAGTTAATAATATTATAGAAAATATTACATTAAATCAATCATCCGGAGTTGTTATTTTTACAGAATTATTTAATGATAAAACCATAATGGGTAATACTAAAGACGATAAATCGTGTGCTATACATACAAACGAAGGAATACTTACATTATCTTATTATAATAGTTTTAAAATAGAGATAACAAATGTAGAAATAGATGAAACAGTAAGTAATGGCTTTCCGGGTAATACTCATTGTGTTGATACATTAAATAAAGATTTACATTTTATTGGTCAGGATGGCCTTCATAATAAAATCAAAGCTATACATGATAATAATCTTGATACTTGGTTTGAATATGAATTATTTAGCATTCCTGATTCAGTTAGACAAGAATGTAATAACTATGGATTTTCATATGCTGAAGGAGTTAGTTGGGTATCAGATGGTCCATTAAGATTAAAACTAATTATATACACAAATTCATCTGATACATGTAGCTGGATAAGTTTAAAACCATATTTATCTGATATTAAAGGAGTAGAAAATTGTATTATAGAAAAATGTGATATAATTACATCAGATAATAACGTTTATCAAGTAATGAATAATACAGCATTTGATGATACAAAAATATTAATGTTTCCTGCTAAACCAGTACAAAGAATAGAACTAACACTTATTCAAAATTCTTGGTATAACACTAAAGTAGGACATTACTATTATTCAAAAGTAAATACGAAATCAATGTCAATCTTTCAAGATTATGACACTACAGATATATATTCCAGAGTAGAAGGAGAACAACCTTCTGTTAATTTATTAGGAGTTAAATATAATCCTTCTACACAATGGATTGAATATGGAAATTCTAGTACAGAATATCCAACTGATACTTATGTTAAAGATAAATTATTTACATTACCTTCTAGTACAATAGAATTAAAAGCAGGACAAGAAATTATAGACGCTTATCGTTATATGATTGGTATTAGAAATGTATATGTTAAAAGCTATAACTTCTCTGAATATGGAGAATATATAAGTAATAAATATACAACAGAAGAATGTATAACTGCAATATCTTTAGAAGCTCAAGAATATATTCCGGGTGACGACCCTGATATATTAAAATATTATCTTACATTTGATGGTGGTGTAAATTGGCATCAAATATATCCAATGCATAGAGCATACGAAGGAATATACAGATATACAATTAATACAGATACTATTGCAAATCTTATGACAACTGATAATTCAAAGATTAAGAAAAGTAAAAATCTTAATTTATTATTAGACGCATATTCATTTCAATTAAAGATAACAATGGAAAGACCTAAAAACGTACCTAATCCGGAAAATAGTACTCCGGTTGTATATCAATATAAATTAATTGTAGAGACTGGAGGAGAAAACATTGAGTATTAGTAAAATCCAGTATAATACTAAAAAAGAGGAGTTCAAACAAGAACTCCTTAAAAAAGGTATTGAACCAAATAATTATGAACTGAATAATTTATTATCAGAATTCTTTGATAATAAAACTCTTGGTATGCCTTATTATGCACCTATCAAACAAGAACCATATGAAACATCTAATAGAGAAGCATATAATTATACATTCAAAGCATTAGGTCAAGACATGCAAACAATTTATGATGCAAACATAGAAGTAAATAATAAAGCTGTTGCTATTCAAGAATATTATGATACAGAAAAAACAAAAGTAATGAATGCAATACAAAAATTATCATTAAGAGTTAAAAACATTAATGAAATAATGAATTCCAGTATTGCAGGAAAACAATATGTTCAAGTATTTGATGATTTGTATGATGTTGAATACTATGGAGATTCTGATAGAAATATTCCATACACAACAGCTTTTATTGATTTATTACAAAAAAAAGTATATACAGAAAAATCAAACACTAAGATAAATAAAATTAATATATCTAATGCAGATATAAAAATAACTGGTACAAATAAATTTAAGAACAAGACTACTACTGGTGATTTAAAAAACATACTTACTGATACAATTGATTCTGTATATACATTAGTATGTAAAACAGATTCAAATCAAGAAATGATTTTATCTGTTGTTGTAGATTTAAAATCTTTAATGGCTATTAATACTGTTTTGTTTAGTTTTACTTCTTCAAGAAAACTTAAATGTGAATTAAGCTTATCTGAGGATGGAGAAAATTATATTAATGTACATGATATTACTGGAACAAATTTAATGGAGTGGAATTTCCCAACAAAGACTGTTCAATACATTAAAATTAATATTATTAAAACAGAAGCTGATGGATATGGATTAACTGAAAGCAGTACAGAATATTATGAATATTATTATATATTAAAAAATATATCAGTTGCTCTTGAAACCTTTGAATCTAAGTCTGTATTTGTATCAAAGAAAATAGAATTTGATGATTTAGTAAACTCTATAACATTAAATGTTACAGATAGAATTTATAATGATACAAGAATAGATTATTTTATTGGATTTGATAATGGGGAATCAAAAGTTGGATGGGATAGTATAGAAAACCATAAAGCCCATGAATTATTCATGTTTGAAAAGAAAAATAAAATACTAAATTATCATCTTAAAGATAGTAATAGTTTTGGAGAAATGGAACCCGCAGCTACTGAATTATATAAATTATATAAAGTACCAGATACAATAAATCGTAATAGTATAAAAATTACTCCGGGATATAACATGTGGTCTGTTATTAGATATCAAAAGAAAGATGACCAAGAGTATGATGAATCATTTAGTTTTAATTCTTTTGATTTTACAAGCTATACAGATGAATGTACAGCTAATCAGTTATTTATGGACTGTGAAAACTATACTAGTTTTAAGTTACACCCAAACACTTTATATGTATTTACTCAATATATTTCACTTGAACAATCTACAAATGTATATGATAAATATATTCGTGTAATGGACACAGCCTCTGCTAATGTAGTAAACGATACTCAACAAAAGGTATTCATTAATGGATTAGAAGTATCTAAAACAGGAAATGAAGGAGAAAACTTTTATAGCTTTGCTCTTAAAAAAGGAGTAAATAAAGTACAAATAGTAATATATGCACCAGCAATAGCAGGTGCAGGAACAGAAAGATGGTTATATCATAATATTAATTTTAAAGAAGTTACAAATAATGTATTTGCATTTCCACCAATGAAATATATTAATTGGTATGTTCTTGATAAACAAATGGAACCAAATTATAAATATTATACTATTAAAGATAATTATGTATGTGTAAAATGTACTCCAGAAGATATGATAAAATCAGAAATAGAAGATATGGGATATTTTATGTCTTATTATTCTTTAAGAGAAGATATGGTATATTATTTCTCTAATAATAAATTATCTTTTAGAATCATGGCTGTACTTCATAGTAATGATAAAAATGTTTCACCAGAAATTATTAATTTTAGGATAACCGGAAGATAGGAGGAGAAGATATGGTAAGATTAGATACTAACAATTGGTACAGACTTGAAGGTTATATTGTACCAACAACTGAATACAATTATTCTACTCCTATTACTAATCTTAATGGACTTGATATTTGGTATACAAATGTTGAAGTACAATTACAAAATCCTAGTGTTGGAGATTTTATTCACGGAGTTAATTATAAAACAAGAAAGTTTTCTGATTTTGGATTCAAAACAATAGAAGAAATTAATGCTAATTTTACTTCTACTGTTAATACAATGTTAGCAGAAATGATAGTTAACGAAGGAGCTTTAACATATGTAGAACCTTTTGTTATTACAGAAAGTACTGTTATTTGTTTTGATGATGCCTATAATGATACATTATCAAGATATGTTGTAATTTTAAAAGACGATTATTTAACAGCTAACATTACAGCTATTACAGCACAATATGATGGACCAGCAGTTGCAGTAGATGAAATGTTTAACCAAGATTATCTTACTGTAACTGGTCATTTTGATGATGGTCATACGTCAAAATTTATGGAAGACACTTATTCTGTAACACGTTCTGATGGAGTAGCTACTAGTGTAATAAATAAAATTGGCTCAAATGTATTTACAGCTACTGTTGTATATGGAGAAAATACATGGACAGCTTCGTTTGTCGTACCGGGAGTAAAACGTTTAGTCGGAATTCAAGCAGAATATGATGGACCTTCTGTAGCATTAAATAAAAAACCTAAACGTAAAAATATTATAGTGATTGCAAATTATTCAGATGGGTCTGCTAGTACAGTAACTGATTGGGCTTATTTAAATGGAGATACTATTACTGAAAGTAATAATGGAATATTAACTATTTACTATCAGGGATTTGAATGTACTGTAGAAATAAATCATTATGATGCTTATGCTACACAAATAAAAGCATTTTATAATGGTCCAAAAGTAGAAGTAGGACAAGACTTTATGATGAAATATCTTACAGTTAAGATATATTGTCAAGATGCTACTAATACTAATTCTTATTGGGAAGAACTGGACCAAGCATATTATACAGTAGATAAACAAACTATTTCTTACGAAAAAGATAATATTATTACTGTAACATATATAACTAATGCAGGTATTGCATTAACTACTAACTTTATTGTAGAAGGTTTTCTTCCTGAGAAAGAAATATTATATATTACAGCAGAATATAGTGGGCCACCTATTAGAAAAGGAAAAACTTATAATCCTGAAAAAGTTTTATGTAAAGCTTACTGGAATAATGGAAATGTTAGCATAATAAAAGATTTTACTGTTACAACAACTATTATAGATAAAGTTGGTTCAAATGAAATAACTCTTAACTATAAAGAAAATTCTTGTACTTTTGTAGTAACAGGAATAGAACCAGAAGACACTACAGGAACTAGTTACTCTCCTACAGAAGTTAATTTATTGTATCCAGAGGCTACAAAAATTAATCATAGAAGAAGAGGGCCAATGGAAAGTGAAAAATTTGATGCCTATAACAAATTCGTATATAATAATATAACTAATCTTTTTGACATTTATAATGCATTGGAAAAACAATATAAACAAATATATTCTAATATATCTAGTCTTCAAAATACAGGAACAAACACATTAAATACTTGTGTTATTATGGATAGAAGAATAGAATCATTAAATGGAAGGAGATAAAAATATGGATTTACAAATCAAAAATATACCTTCTATTCAAGAAATAGAATTTAAAACAAGAGAAATTAGTGACAGCCATAAATTAAATCAAACACAAGAACAAGTATTTAATGATATTCTTGATTTGTTTAACAAAGCAAATACATTACAAAAAGAAATGTATGAAATGAATGTAGCTGCTAATATAGAATCTACTTGTTATGCAAAACGTTTGGAGGAAACGTTAACAAGATTATCTTTAATAGAGGAACAATATAATAATTTATTATTAGCTCCTGAAGATTTCAGAACTATTACAAGATATGCGTTAGATGCAACAGTAGATGAATTAAGCCCATTTTCTGCTGTAATTGATACTAATACTAATGATATTATTGCCAATATTATTAGTTCTGTAAGTAAAACAAGAATGTATGATGAAACTTATGATGAAACATTAATACCTCCTAGTTTAAAAATATATGTAGGACCAGATTCATTTAATACAGATAATGAACATATTTTGACAATAGAAGACAGTGACATTTCAAACGCTTTAGATGGCAATATAAGCACTGTTTGGTTTAGACGCATAGTAACTGACACTTCAATAGAAAGTATTGAAAATGAGGTTGTTATCGGGCTTCCTGAGGATATTATAACATCAAGAATGGTAAATCAAATCATATTATCTCCATACCCTTCTGGATATGTTGATATTATGAATATTGAATATAAAACAAATGGTGCATGGCAAACAATTCCGGGATTAGAATATCATAACTGTTATTCAGAAGAAGAATATGAAGATATATTTGGAAACAAATATACAAGAGGAGTTATTAAAAATGCTCCTAATATAAAACTAAACTTTAAACCAATACAAACTAATCAAATTAGAGTTAAACTTCGTCAACGTAATTATGAATATGATGCTCAAAACAATAGAAGAGTATGGTATCTTGGTATTAGAGATTTAGATGTAAATTATAATAGATACACAAAAGACCATAGCGAATTTGATATGGTATTCGATTTTCTTGAAACAGATAAAAACATTAAAGTATATGATACAGAAATCTTCTGTAACAATAATATAGATTCAGCAATACTTGAAAATGTTTATAAAGAATATTATTACTATGATGCTGATGGTAATACTCATAAAGTTTCTGATTCATTGCCATTTATTTTAAATGGACATAAGCTTATGGTTAGATTTACAATAGAAGGTACTACTGATACACCGAATATAAACAAATGTTCGGTAAAATATAAATTATCTTAAAAATGGAATATTTATGTTGACAACATGGAAAATTAGGTGTAATATTAAGTTACACCTAATTTTTGTCTATGAAAGGAGAAATAATATGTTAAACGAAGCTATCATTGAACTCTATACAAATAGTGGATTATTAAAACCAGAGTTTACAATTGATACAACACCAGAAAAAATATTACAAAATCTATCAGCGACAGGTATTAAATATACTTGGGAAACTGTAAAAGAAGAAAAACTTAATAGCTCTCAATCAGTGATTGAAGTAAAAGTATATTTACCGGGTCATATCTTATATGGAAGACATGTATATAATACAGAAACAGATGCTTTAAATGCTCATTTATATGCTATTAAAAATGCTGTTGACCTTATTATTTACAACAATAAAAATATCGAAGAAAAAGAACAAGTACAGCAGTCAGTACCTGTAACACAACAAAATTCAAATCCATTATCTCAAGAAGAAATTTTAGACATGGTTCAGCAACAAAATAATAAAATAACTACTGTTGAACAATTTAATAACGACCCTAGGGAACAAATTCCATTTGATGATGTAGACATGGATTTAAATGAATTAAATAACTTATTGTCCGGAACAACATCATCAAAAACATACGAAACAGAACAACAACCAGTTCAACAAGCACAACAACCTGTATCTCATGGATTTACACAAAGTCAAATAGCAGCAATGAACGAATTCAAACAAAGATTGAATATCACAAATGATGCAATGTTAGGTAACTACATAAATTCATGGGATAATAAACTTTCTAAAAAAGAGGATTTAAACCCTACGAATATAGACTCATTTATTGAATGGACTCATACAGTGGGAAAAGCTCCGTGCTAATCAATAAAGGTTCTGTGTATGATTTAGCGGCATTTTATATCAAGTTATATATTGGTAGAAGTGTTAATAAAGACGAACTTAAAAATATCATAGATAAATTTTCTTATGTTCTTGATAAAGGATATACATTTAAAGAATGTGTAAATGTCATGATTTCAAATATGAATGATAAACACAACTTTAAAATAATAGACATTACAAGATATACTTCAAAATTTGAAAACATTATTAAGCAAAATCAAATGTATTATCACAAAGAACTAAGAATACAACCTGAACCAAATGTAACTGATATAGATTATAATACTGGAGCCATGGTTAGCACTAAACAAGAGTATTTTGTAGAAATAGCCGCAAGTTATACAATAGGCGATTTGATGAAATATTTATTATCTTTTGGATATGTAAATACTTATCAATGGCAATACTCAAGACTTAAAGGAATGATGGAGCATTATATTAAAAAATATGGAATTGATATAGTTCTATTCATGTTTGAAGCAATAGCAGATAACATTGAAGAAAGAGAGTTTGATTTTAATAAGTTTGATAACTATTATCAGACAGCTAAAAATTATATGAATAACATAAGAAATAACTGTTCAGCTAATGGTGGTGATAAGATTGAACCAAGAAAAAGAAAAGAATTTATGTAATATGAATATAGCAGAGGTAGGTTTTGGATATGAACGGAATAATCAGTATATGTTTACAAGGAATCGTTATATTCCTTACGGAGCAATTAACCAATTTATTAATGAGAGGAATCAGTATAGTTGTTTCTGTAGTGCTTTCCGGTATAACACAACAGATATTGATAACTCTTTAATGTATGGAGACATGTATTTTGACTTTGATAATGTAAACAATTTTGAACATGTTAGAAAAGATGCTATTGTCGTTCTTAATATGATAGAAGTTGTTTTCTTAGTTAAAAAAGAATGGCTAAAAATATATTTCAGCGGTAATAAAGGTCTCCATATTATATTACCTGCTGAAATATTAGGGGTAACTCCAAGTGCAGAACTTAATTGTATTTATAAATACATAGCTAACTTAGCAAAAGGATTTACACCTAATAAAACAGTTGATACACAAATATATGATAATAAAAGATTATTCAGAATACCTAATACAAGACATGAAAAATCTGGTCTTTATAAAATACCAATTACATTAAATGAATTACAGACATTATCTATAGACCAAATAAGAGAAATGGCTGTAAAACAAAGAGTAATTGAATATCCAGTATATTCTGAATTACCAACTGCTAATAGAGCATATCAAAAAATAATAGAAGAATACTTAAGAAATAAAGAACAAGAAAATAAAAATAAGAACAGAAGATATAAGAAAACTTTTAATTTCATCCCACCTTGTATTCAATCCATATTAGAAAATGGAGCACAAGAGGGAGAACGCAATATTACTATTGCATGTCTTGCAGGTTTTTATAAATCATATGGTAAAACATTAGATGAAACAATTGATTTAATATCTGACTGGAATGATAACAATATAAAACCTACTGGGACAAACGAGCTTATTAAAACGGTTAAAAGTATTTTTAATTCAGAAAAACAATTTGGTTGTGCTACATTACAATCATTATCTATTTGTGACACTACCTGTAAAGTTTTTATTAAGAAAGAAGAAAAGTTAAATGCAACAAAACAAAGAACCGATAACTTATCAAACAATGATATACCCGTATATCAAAAACTTTGTGGAAATACATTTTACGCAAGAAGAAATTGATAAGGTATTAGGACTTGCTATGCAGATAGCATCACATAAAATAAATGAACAACATCATATGAAAGACAATAATAACGAAATAAAAAGATTTTTTACAGGTCTTATCGGTGAAATGGCTGTAGAAAAATTATTTAATATTTCTATTATTGATTGGTCTGTTGGTAATTCAAATTATTATAATGTGCCTGATATTCCGGGATATACAGTTGGAATTAAAACTGTAGAAAAAGGTAAATTCCCTATAATACCTAAACAAAATGAATATGCACAAATCATATGCATATATAATCCGGACATTAAGACAGTTAGTATATGTGGTTTGGCTACAAAAATGACACTTAATACATATCAGAGTGATGATTTGATATTATCACCAGCATTACGAAGCAGAGGTACAAAAACTGGCTTCTATGGTTTTCATATGCTAATACCTTTATATAACGTCAATATAAATATATTAAGTGGGAATAAGGTGAAATAATGGACGAACAAAAAATAGTAATACAAGACAAAGAAACTGGAAGTGATATAACTGTAGTAAATCCTAACTTTTATGGTCCTGCAATACCATCACAAGATAATGCATATGAAGAAAATAATTGTAGTTTAGATATGGGAAATGGAAAAGCAGTTCCAGTAAAATTTGCATATCCAAATAAACCAACAGAAGATTATGAATTAGCCATGTGGCAAACAATAGATGACTTTGAAACAAAAGCATGGAGTCAGAAAAATAAAGGACTTACTACTGGCTTTCCTACAATAGATAAAGCATTTGATGGTGGATTACATCCGGGCTTTATAATTATAGGTGGAGATAGTAATTTAGGTAAATGCTTAAGTTATGATAGTGAAATTGTAAATTCTATTACTGGAGAAGTAAAAACAATAGAAGAAATTTATAACGAAAAGAACTATAGTCTTTTATCATTACAAGAAAACTTTAAATTAGATACCACAAAACCTAGTCATTTTGTTGATGATGGAATAAAACCTGTATTTGAAGTCACAACTTCATTAGGTAGAAAAATAAAAACAACTTTAACACATCCGTATTTAACAATCAATGGATGGAAAAAATTAAAAGAAATATCTGTAGGAGAGTATATAGCAACTCCTAGAGTTGTGCCTGTATTTGGTAAAGAAAATATTTCAGAGTATGAATGTAAAATGATAGGTTATTTTACAGCAGAAGGCGGTATAGCCAGTGATACTAAAACATCATTTACGAATGGTGAACAATTAATCATTAACGATTTTAAAAAATCTATTCTTAAATTTAACCCTAATGCTAATTTTAGGGAAGAAGAAGGAAGAAACTGTGTAACAATACATGTATCTGATAAAACACAATTTTCTAATCCTGTATTAGATTGGATTAGAGACAATAACATGAATAAAAAAGCCACAGAAAAAACGTTGCCTAAAAAAGTATTTACTACAACAAAAGAATGTTTAGCAATTATTTTAAGAGCAATGTTTGATTGTGACGGAAGTATTTATTATTCAACAACATGGTGTATAGAATATGCTACAGCTTCTTATAAAATGGCTAAACAATTACAACATCTTTTATTAAGATTCGGTTTATGTTTTTCATTAAGAGAAAAATATCCTATCTGCAATGGGAAAAGATTTACATCATATTCGTTAGAAATACATGACTCTGAACAAGTTAAATCTTTTATAGAGCAAATAGGATTCTATGCTAAAAATAAAAAAGCACAAACAGCATATGCAGAATTACAATCTGTTTCTAAAAAAGGTGCTAATAAAGATATAATTCCTAACGATATTTGGAACTATGTTAAAAAAATAAAAGCAGAAACAAATATTAAATGGAGTTCTGTAGGTAAAATTATGGGATTAGCTGATAGAAATGCTAAAGATATACCTCATAATTTTGTAAAAAATAAAAGAAATGCTCAGAGAAAAACCATTGAAGCTTTTGGTAAAGGTTTTAATGACCAATATCTTTTGAATTTAAGTAATTCTGATATTTATTGGGATAAAATTGTATCTATAAAATATGTTGGAGAAGAACAAGTATATGACCTTACTATTCCATATACTCATAACTTTATTGCAAATGATATATGTGTACACAATACAGCATTTTTATCACAAATAGCATGGCAAACATCAGTTAATAATCCAAATGCTTATGTAATGGACTTTTCGCTTGATGATTCTATGGCTGATAAACTATCAAGAGTAGCAGCATGTTCTGGTAAAGTAATCATAAATGCTGTTAAAACACCACTTAATTATACGCAATATCCATTAATGCTTGTAAGACGTAAAAATGCTTTAATTAATATTCGTAATAATGTAAGTAACTACAGAGCATATGATGCTACATTCAGTACTTTTATAGAGGATATTGAAAAAGAAATTGAACGTATGCTTATATATTTTAAATCTAATAACATTGATAAACAGTTAGTAGTATGCATTGATAATTTTCATGACTTAAATACTATGTCAAAACCAAATATGTCTGATAAAGAGAAATACGATTTTATGGCTCAATGGTGTGCTGACGTTGCTATTAAGTATGACATTATTATGGTATGTACTGGAGAACTAAAAAAGATTAATGGAAACCGTAGAGCTATGCTTGATGATTTAAGAGAATTGACTTTTAAAATTGCATGTTAAATAATTTCGCTCTATAATATAATTATTGAAAATTATATTAGGAGTGATAGCAATGAATAAAGAAGATATTATTAAAATCAAAACCTTAAAAGATAATGGTTTTTCATGTTCTCAAATACAAGAACAAATGCCTGAATATAGTTTTCAGAATAACATCACAAGACCATAACAATAATTTTTATCCTTCCTGACAAGAATACTCCCACCTCTTTAGGTGGGAGATGAATTGTTAATGCTGATGTTAATGGAGCATTAAATATTCTCAAGAAAAGTAATGTT